AGCAGCGACAAGCAGCGACGAAACACCAGCAGCAGCAGCGACAAGCAGCGACGAAACACCAGCAGCAGCAGCGACAAGCAGCGATGATGTTAAAAAAGATCGTAAACAACGCCCCCATGATTTACGTATTCATTCCAGTGGTAGAACATTGTACAAATCCGGTGAAACTAAAGATTGCTGGAAATACAAAAAAGGTGTGTCACCAGATTTAATCATTAAAGTCGAAGCCGAATTAGACCAATTAATGTCAGCGCCAAGCGGTGAAACACCACCACCACCTAAGAAAGAAACAGCAGCACCAGCGCCACCACCTAAGAAAGAAACAGCAGCACCAGCGCCACCACCACCTAAGAAAGAAGTATTGTATGTATTAGGTGACGAAACATACACGTACACAGCGTTAGAATCGAGTGGTTGGGAAAAAGAAGATATTATAAACCTCCCCATAGCTGAAGGTGAAGAAGTTAACAACACTAGTGTTAAACTACCACAATTATTGTCAGCAGTTACCAGCGCCGTACAGTGTGGGGAAATAACAATGGATGATGTGAACACAGCATGTACTAATGTTGGTGTGCCGAACTATGCCGCAATCGGCGGCCGTCCTGACTTAATACCAACCGTTTATAATGCATTGTTTTCATAATGCATTCAATTTTATCACCATCATCAGGTAATAAATGGGGTGCTGAACATGGGTGTACTGGGTATCCTAGTATGTTCATGTTGTATGGTCATACCCAACCTGATACAACCGAAGCCATGGAAGGCACCGCATCTCATGAAATAGGGTGTGATTGTATAGATAAAATGCGTCGTGGTGGTGTTCCGTCGTTTAAAGATTATGATGGTCGTACAGCTACCAACGGTGTGTTATTTACACGTGACATGTACGATGCTGCAATGATGTATGCAAATGATGTAATCAGTGTCGCACGTAAAAACAATATATTTGGTGGCCCTAATTTCGGTTTAGAGAGTCGTATTGATATCACGCCTATACATGATCAATGTTATGGTTTCGCTGACTCATGGATATATGCTGATGATAGTAATCATTTGTATGTATGGGACTATAAATATGGTATGCGCTGGGTTGATGTTTTCGAGTGTATCCAGTTGTTACTATACCTTTGTGGTGTTGCACACAAATACAATCTTAATGATCAGTTAATCACTGTACACCTGCGTATAGTACAACCAAGGTGTTATCACTCTGATGGACCAATACAAGAATGGATATTTAACCTCGCTGATGTACGTGCTATTTTTAATCGTTTAGAAACTAAAGCACATGAGGCGTTAAGCGATAAAGCAATACTAAGAAGTGGTCCACATTGTCGTGATTGCTGTGCTCTACACGCTTGCCCCGCTGCAATACGTGGTGGTATGAGTCTCTATGAAACGGCCACTCAAGTTAACCCTGTGAACTTACCACCCGATCAAATGGCTATCCAATTTACCCATATACAGCGGGCGCGTAGGCACCTTGAACAATTAGAGGATAGTATAGGTACACAGCTTATGAGCACTATTGAGAATGGTGTAATCGTACCCGGCTATACTATTGAATCGGGTCGTGGTCGTGATATGTGGAACATGAACCCATTGCATATAGCCACATTTGGTGACACAATAAAACATGATTTACGAAAACCTGTCGATGTGATAACAGTTAAACAAGCGCGTGACCGTGGTGTAAGTGATGACCAGTTGAAAGCATTTGTTAAGCGTAAATCCGGTAGTGCAAAATTAACAGCAACAAACCCAACCCAATTAAGGAGACTATTTACATGATAAAAGTAACACTACCACCCGGTCGTAATGTCCAAGGCCACCCGCTCAAAAACAAACCAGTAATGGATAGCAACGGCAACCAAAAGGTAATGAAGAATAAAGAAATACAACATGGTACACATGTTGCTTGTGCCATTGCGAAAGGTAATGAAACACATTGGAAAGATACAAAATGGGGTCGCCAGATTTACGAATTTGCTGTTAAGTCATGGCCTACCGGTGAACACGCACAACGTGCGTTCGCGTGGAAAATTGAAGATGGTGACTCAACTGAACCAAATAAGAAAATGAAAATACCCTGTGAGCGTGAAGGATTTGCAGGACATTGGGTTGTGCATTGCAATGGTTTCAAACCCCTACAGTGTTATAGAGGTGATGACTTTTCAATAAGTGGAACTATTACTGATGAGGCTGAAATAAAAACAGGTGACTACGGTCAAATCGTCGTGGAAGTAAAGAAGAACACCGCCGATGTTAGCAAAGGTGATACCGCTGGTATATTTATAACAGGTAAAGCGTTTAGTTTACGTCAACCGGGCAAACTCATATTAGGTGATGATGATGTAGACGCCGCTGCTGAATTCGATGGTCAAATGGGTGATATGCCCGCGAACATGCAGTTAGACGAGGGTATGTCCGCAAGTAGTGCCGTACCACCACCGCCACGCAAAACTGATGATGTTAAACCTGCTACAGAATTTACACAGCCGCCACCGCCACCCAAGCAAAAGGTTGCTAAACTACCTGACGGTAGCCAACACAGCCACAAGAGTTTACTTGATAGTGGATGGGAACAACCAGACATCGACGCACTAGAACAATTGTAATTTACCTATACCCATCCCCCCGTAGGGTATAGGTGATTTTCGCAAACTGCGAGCAAGGCTACACATTGATGGTGTAGCCTTTTTTTTAATTTAAATAGGTGGTAGGTATGTCGGAATCAAATACCCATGGGGGTTAACCCCCGTGATTGGATATATGATCTAGAATCATATCCTAACTTATTCACTGCGTCACTCAAACATGCTCTAACACAAGAGCGACGATTTTTTGAAATCAGTGAATGGAATTGTGACTATAACGAGTTACTATTTTTCCTTCACGCGTTACGTGCTAACCGGTGTAGGATGGTGGGTTATAATAATGTTGGTTACGATTACCCATTAATACATTATATTATTTATAGATATAATCCAAGCTTTTCCCACCATGAGGAAATTTTTAAAGAATCAAACCGCATTATTAAAACACCATGGGTTGATCGTTTTTCAAATAACATAGCAGAAAAAAAACGAGCGGTAGCACAGCTTGACTTATTAAAAATTCATCACTTTGATAATGTAGCCCGTAGTACATCACTCAAGATGCTGGAATTCAACATGCGATCCGCCACCATTCAAGATTTGCCGTATGAACCCGGTACTGTACTTACATATAGCGAGTCTCGACAAGTTTGTGAATATAACGATAATGATGTTGACGAAACACATAAATTTTATTTACATAGCTTAGATGCAATTGAGTTTAGGGATAATTTAGGCGAACGATATTTAAACTATAGCGATGTTAAAATAGGTAAAGAATACATTATTGATGAATTAGAAAAATCAGCACCAGGTATATGTTATTCGTATGATGATGGGTATCGTAAACCACGACAAACTTGGAGAGCATCGATTAATTTAAATAATGTAATATTTCCATATATTAAATTTGAACGGTTTGAATTCGCGTTAATACACGAATGGCTACAACAAAAAACAGTCACCCAAACCAAGGGTGTATTTGATAATACTGTTGAGATTAAACACATTTATGATCAACTTGACCAACATGGCGTAATTGGGTTACCTAAAAAATTACCTAAATCAATATTCACAGTTATTGATGGGTTTAAATTTAGTTTTGGGCTAGGTGGTATTCACGGATCGATTGAGCCTACCACAATTGAATCAAATGATGATTTTATTTTAGTTGATTGGGATGTTGCAAGTTACTACCCTAACGTAGCTATTAAAAATCAATTATACCCGGAACATTTGAGTAAATTATTTTGTAAAATCTACAATGAAACATATCAAGAGCGTAAAAAACATAAGAAAGGTACACCAGAAAACGCCGCGCTAAAGCTCGCCCTTAATGGTGGTGGGTTTGGTGGCGCTGGTGATGAGTACTGTCCTATCTATGACCCACAATACCTATTATCAATCACAGTTAACGGGCAATTGTTATTGTGTGTACTTGCCGAACAACTTTTAAAAATTCCAAAATTAACACTAGTACAAATTAATACTGATGGTGTCACCGTGCGATGCCCACGCAAGCATAGAACTTGGATGAATGATATATGTAAATGGTGGGAGGATTGCACGAAGCTAGAGTTAGAAAGTGTAGTGTATAAACGAATGTTCATCCGTGATGTTAATAATTATATTGGTGAATACGAAAGTGGCAACCTTAAACGCAAAGGTGCATACGGCTATGAAACACCACTAGATAATATCAATACAGGTGAGCGCACATGGCACAAAAACCACTCAGCGCTTATTGTACCGATGGCGGCCGAAGCTGCATTAGTTAACGGTCAATGTATCGAAGATTTTATTATTAACCATAAAAATATCTATGATTTTATGTTGCGTACTAAAGTTAATAGAACAGATAAATTATTGTTCAATGATACAACCAGACTACAGCGGGTTAGTCGTTATTATATCAGCAACAATATCAATGCTGGTGTATTAACAAAAGAATCACCCCCTACCAAAGGCTGTCAGATTGGTCAATGGTGCCGTAGAAGTAAAATAACAACAGAGTATTACAACACTGTACTAAATGAGTTGATAAATAAACACCATGAAGAGGTTGAGTTAGACACAACTGATATGCCATGGGATGAACGTATAAATACTAAAAACCGATCAAAGTATAAAACTCGTGTAACTAATTTTGAAGTTGGCTACCGTGTCACAATTTGTAACAATATTGAACTTGCCAATTTTAATGACATTGACTACAGTTATTACATTGCAGAAACGAAAAAGATAGTAGAACCATTACGGTGAAAAGTATGAACAATGTAGTTAATTTAATTGACCCAACCAAAGCAGCACCGCAAGTTATACAACAGCTTATTACAAGCTACCCTGGCGCACGGATAATCAATTTTTTAGACGGTAGTGTAGGTATCGAAATTAACAATAGAACATGGGCATCACAACGGCATCAAAGACAATATTTTAAATCAGATGATGAATATCAATCTGCAAAAATATTTCCACCCTCCGTGTGGTCATACATCCATAACTTAGAGTTTCCGATTCTTACGGCGGCGTAGGATTTTATAAAAAAAATGAGTTATCTGAATCAAAAACCATGCCGCTGATAATCCAGCGGCAATTAATGGTAATGAATCAATGAACCATGCAAAAAATGTGCAACCAGCTACTAAACCATTACATGCGATATTCAAAATTTAACCCTCTTGTTAAACCATCCGTATAAAAAACGTTCATCTTTTTCACGTCTCTCAGCAAGTTCGAAATAGTAATAACCTTGTAGACAATTTAACACCCTAACGAAAATAACACTACCGCGTAAGTCAATAAGTGATGTTAATGCACTGATGGTCAACGGTCCTATGTTTCCGTCAACATGAATATCAGCATAATGATTCTGACGATCATTCATATTATTAAGTGACCGTTGTAATATCACACCCGCCTTGCGTGGTCCGATATTCACACCTGTATCCACAATCTCACGTGCTACCGCTTCACACACACGTGCCAACTCATCGCCATTGACGGCATCCCAATACTTGTGAATATAAATATCTTTGGCAATACTAACAGGCATTGCCCGCATGTCACCGTCATATCCAAAGTTACGAGCTACGGCAACAGTAATACCGTAGTTAGTTTCGCCACCTGAATCAAGAGGGTCATTAACGTATCCAGCCTCAACAGCTATGATCTCATTGACAACATCATTGCGAACATTCATATTATAATTTCCATTGAGAACCATGTTGACGAACTACTAGCATTAGTTACCACATCCAATGCACCGCCTGAACTTTGGAACGCTACTAATTGAAAGTAATCACCACCAACCACCTGTAAAATAGGTGAACTGATATTCATACTCATTTGCCCGCTGCTAGCGGCACCATCTACACTAGCAGGTTCACCGAAATACGAGTTAGCAAAAAATCCATTTTTCGGCATATCAATACGGCGAGCACCCACACTACTTGCGTTAAACAATACTTGACCAGTTAACTTGATACGGGATACACCATCAGGTACGACTAACCGGGAGTTATTAACAGCGTCATCATGGATATCATCAGTGTTGTATGTGTTGGCCGCAAAATTAATTGGTTGACTTGAATTAGTTGGTATAGATTGGTTAGCTGTTAGATACGCTAGCGCACCCCTGTGAATGTTTTGCTGTAGTGCTAGAACAAATCTACCTGTAAGGGCATTGTATACCACATTTGCCTTACGAGTTGTTTCTAGCTCCCCACCATATAACAATGGTGATCCATTGGGTAATGCTACTGTTACAGGACCAAGTCCAACAGGGTCAATAGTGGCCGGACCTGTGTTGTCATTCGCTGGATAAAAATTAAACTCTTGCCCATCAAATAAACTACGTGGAATTTGCTGGTTTGCTTGCGCCTCTAATACATAAGCATCAGCTACACCGGTGTCGTCATAGTTGGTAGCGCGCCCCATGGCTAGTTCTACCATCGCTTGGATGTACTCAGATAGCACAGCAGTTTCAGCGTTACCACTTGGCACAATGCCAGCAAGTGCTAATAAACCTTGTTGCATTCCGAACACGTCGTTAGAGCGTGCTATTTCACCCGGTGTACCATCATCAGAGGTGCCTGGTACCGTTTCATTCTGTGATCCACCATAAGGATAATTAGCATCAGGAACCGACGTACGGCCGGGGTATTGTGTAGCAGGATTAATAGCCATTTTGTAAACTCCTTTATGAGTAGTCGATGAGCATACCTAACCACACATGGGTTGGGCATATTTTCAAGCATAATGTTTCGAATTCACTACGCCGTGATGATGGTATATTCACGTGTGACGGAAAGGTTGCCCCACCGATGTATAAATAAAACGGGTATGTGTTGGTATCGGCTGGCATTATATATTTTTTAAGGTTGTAATTACCACCACCACCGCTACCATCACCACCATCCTGTGACGCGGGGTTACCATCTTGCATGTCTGGTGAGCCATCACCAATGAATAACGGGGAAAACACTAATAAATTATTAACTAATGGGTAACCTGTAGGCTCGATGGTTCGCCCATCTTGTGCGTCTGGGTTACCATCCTGCATGGTAGGCACACCATCAGCACTTAAATATGTTAACTCTTGTGCGCCATCCGTTAAATATGCGAACGGGTTACGTGCTGTAGCAGCCGCTACCACCCCTAATGGCGGTTCACTACCAGGCACCCACCACTCATGCAGATACACATCAAACCCGGCCGCTTGTAGCGTGTCTTGTATATAACCTGGACTTTGTCCACCTTGGGCGCGCCACGCCGCCGCCAACCTATCTCTACGTTCTTGTTCAGTTAATACCGCAGTGCGTAACCCGAATTGTTTTTCGTATGCGGCCAGTTGGCGTGTGGTTTGTGGGAATAAATCCTCATAGACTTGATCAAAAAATAACTTAAACACATCACCGAGACTAGCAGCCAACCCCATGAAAAAATCACGTAATGGCTTAACAGTAGTCAATGCCCATGCAGTTGAGCGCGGCAATAGATGTTGAAATATTCGAAAAAACATTATACAAACACCACTGGGTTACCTAGTTTTGATTCTTCCCCTTGCTGTAAAATATATGATTCAAGGTCTAATCCGCCTGATGTTAACACGAATGTAGCGGTTAAAAAAGTACCATTGGAGGCAGTTACAATATCATTAACAATGCCGATAATTGCCGAACGGGTTATATTATCCGAACGCGGGGGGACTGTTAGCCCGTCCACAAATGGGTAAGCAGCTAGAAAATATTCAGTAACGGCGGTTTGAATCTGTGCTTGTACATCAGCAAGATTATCAACATTTAACCCACTGACAGTCACATCAAAAGCTTGCCGCGTAATAGCTATTGTGTTCACAAGCGCAAGAGCGGGACGATTACGGGCGATACCTGTTATAGAGGTGTTAATATTGTCTAACACTGCCTGAAGTTGTGCGGGCGTCGGTATACCATCCACATTATCAAAGCTTTCAATATAGACATCAACTTGGCCAGGGTTATTACCTGTATATGGGAATGCGTTGATAATCCCATTTACCTCAAGGCTCCATGTTTCGTAGTCTGCATATGCCCCACCTTGTGGGCGTTTTTTTAGTAAATTACTAACACGTGTGCGGTAGACTTCTGTTTCTTCGGCGTTGGTCCCTGTAACTAACTCTGTGGCAACTACAGCATCACGCGACACGTTACCAAGACTTTCAGCAAACGACACAACATCTGCAGCATTAAGGTTACCAACAGTACCCGAACCATTACCCCCTGTTTGATCACTTGCTGCACGAATGGTTGCTTGTACTATAGGTGCGTTTAATAGAATGGCACCTATAGTCAGGTATGTAACACCATTGTTGCTATTCACAAGCTGTGTACCGGATGGAAGTGAACCTGTTTGGTTAGTAACTGTAATATCAATTATGTACTCAGCAAAGCCCGCCAACCCTGGATCTGGCGCACCAATTAACCTACCTATTGCCTTTAGTGGACTAATTGATCTACCGTTAATAATTGTCTCTTTAATGGTTGCCGACTCCACAAATAATTGTAGGAAAATAAACCCACCATATTTGTACAATAAAATAAATAAACCGGCCAATACTTTTGCCAACACACGCGAAAATGATATTGGTAACAAAGGTATATTTTGATTAAGTGACGCTTCGAGTTGTGCAACAATGTTGTTGCTAGTCTCTATCGTTTTCGGTGTTTGTAAGCTCATGTTAAGCGATCCCCATTATGTAATGGTTAATGGCAGCGAATGGTGATACCGGCCCACCATGATGTGCTATCTCTGCTATTCGCATATTAGATGACAGTGGCGCGGCACTTCCAGCAATACCACCAAACGACATACGAGTATTGGCTGAACCTCCATATGTTTCAGAACTCGAATCCTGTGCTATTATCACCCCATTTAGATATAGAAAACGGGTACTCGCTTGTTCTCTATAAAATACATGATAGTTCGTATCAGGTAACACAGTAGCAGCACTTTGTAACGCGTTACCACTTGGGGGGAACTTATCAAATTGTACAGTATCATCATCATTAACGCGTAATAATGTATTGAACTCAACACCACTAGCAGTCGCCTGATGGAAAATATTATTAATGATTCCGATACCAGCAGGGTTAATGCGTATCCATGCCTCAAGCGCGAAGTTTTGAATGTCGCCCGCTCCCATCGGCGCAACAGGTATTTCAGTAACACCATTTATTAATTCAACCGAGCGCGAATTAGGGTCACTAATTAAACCGGGTTGATCTATTGTGAACCCTCCACTGAGTGTGATATCAGTACCCAATCCACCTAAGTCAATCACATCAACTAAAACGTTACCACTCGTTTCATTTGCCCGCCAATAGTTATTAGCAAAAGCTGTGCTTAATACAGTATTTTGATAAGCATCATTAGCACCTGATGTTGATAATGATGCTTTATATTGTTGTGCCATATCTAAATGCGCGGTTTGATTAGTTGATCCAAAAAATACAGCAACCTTGTGTATTACACAATTGGATAATCGCGTAGGACTCACAGCCGACGAGCCAATTCGAAAACTGGTGTTAGTACCACCTGTATAAACCTCACTTAGATTGTCTTGTGCAATAATTTCACCATTCAAAAACAATGTGCGTAGTGTTGCCGTTTCAATATAGCCAATGTGATATTTAGTATCAGCGGCTAGTGTTGGTCCGCTCAATTGTGCATTGCTTGGTGGAAACTTATTAAATGACAATATACCACCAGCAGCTACAGTCAATGAAGCATTCGTTTGTGTCGATCCATTCGCTTGAGTAACCAAACTAACACCGTTAGTTATGCCACCTGGATGGATCGTAACCACCATACTTATACCAAAATAATCAGGATCATCACTACCTAACGGTGTAGCGGAAACATTTATATAACCCCCTGTAAAGTCTACCGCGCTTTCACTTGAATTCACAACTAAGCCGGGTACGCCTTGGGTGTAGCTACCGACATATACACCATCATTATTTCCAGTCTCATCAACTGCAACGGTACCGCTAGTTTCTGATAGTTTCCAATACCCAGCTAAGTCAGGCCGTCCCATTATTAAATCATCATACACATTATTAATATTAGGGTTATTACTACCTATTTGATAATGTAACGAGCGTTGTGTGTTTGGTAATATTTCGTTATAAATAGCAGCTTCATCAACAGTTCCGTTGAATGCGCCGAACGGTGAAAAATTTACACTTGTTTGACCTATTTGTATAATGCGCTGTTGGCCGCCATGGATGCTGTAATCAAGAGGTTGTGTTGTAGCATCCATGGCTATAACTACATCGTTCAAAACCATAACTCTATTGCCAGGGTTCTCATAGGTACATACAGCATGATATGTTGTACCCGGTACCAATGGTGATGGTGTTTCTAAAAACCCATTGTTTAATAGTGTAAAGTTAGATCCAGCAAACCCAGTGTAAAACCGGAAATTTCCCGCCGCACTAATAGCAAGCATGTACCCTGCACCCTCTGAGCCAGCGCTGGAAACATAACCTAAAATTACACCAGGCCCACCATTGTATGTGAACCATGCCTCAACTGTTAATGTAAATTGAATATTTAAAACAGATGGGTTATTGGCACCTGCCAACGCATCAATATCATTAGCGCCCGCGAGCGCTAGCGCACCATCACCACCTGATAAGATTAAATCAGGTGAATTGGGCGTAAACAATCCCTGTGCTGTTAGGTCAAGTGACCCTATAGAATCGGTAAAGATAGGACCAGGGTTGTCACCTAACCGCCAATATGCAACTAAGCCGGGTTCCGCTAATACAGTTGTTGCATAATCAGGTGATGTAGGTGTACTAACAACATCATTAGATACAACACCATTACTGTTGGGATTGGAACTTGCGCCCGCTTGACGTAATGCAATAGCTATTGCTCTACTTGTTGGTATCATAAATTCATTCCTTTAGCGTATCTATTAGAAACCTTTTGCGCACTAAATGCCGCGTTGTATAACGCGGGGTCATCAAGCACACCCAATACCGATGCTAGCGGTGTTCCAAAATCAGAAGCAACCCCAACCCCTACAGGTTGAGTACTCGCGAATGGTGCGGGTAATGGTCCGCTGATATCAAGCACACCATTGATATAAATACTACCAATATCATTGATACGTGTACCTACAACATAATACTTAACGCCTGCTACTAATTGAGTTGTGGAGTTAACCGCACCATTTGCACCTAATAACCTAAACACTCCACCGAATGCAACATCTAGCACAAACTCGGTAGTGCTAGCAATACCATTCGAACGTTTAACGAATATCGTTTGTTGGTTATCTGTTGGGCCAAATGGGTTAATTGTGGTGAAGGTCACCCATGCCTCAAGTGTGTATTCGGTAGCTATTGCTAGCGCCGGACCACTAGCTACCATCCATTGTGTGTTATTGAGAAAGTTAACAGCGGTATCAGTATCGCCTGTTATTAAACCTGGAACACCTAATGTGGGACCACCAACATAAACACCATCAGTGTTCCCCAACTCGTCAACTGCTACAGTACCAGACGCCTCGCCAAACCGCCAATATGCAACTAATGATGGGTCGGCTAATGTTTGCTCACTATAACTCAACACAAGTGGTTCAGAAACAATACCACTTTGATTATTGACAATGAACTGTTGTGATGTAGTAGACTTCCAATTTTCTGTAAAGTTGAACGACGACTCAACACCTTCAGCAATAATATCTACTTTGATATTGATATTGTTTAATGCTGGTATTGTTACTGCTACAGTAAGTGATGACGCAATTTTTAAACTTATAAAAAAAGCTAAATCTAATAACACCGCTTGTTTAATTAATAACAAGTTACCAGACGTTGCAGGTATTGAACGTAGCAAATTTTGTGTTCTACTGCGTATCTGTCGATCAGCTATTTCACCACGGTTGCCCCACCATGACGATGGGTTGTTGTTCCTGCCATTATCCTCAAAGTTACCACCAAATAGCGCCAAATACGCGGTGCTTTCTAAGCCGCCTGACATGGCAATAATACCATCAGCAATAGTAATGTCACCACCATCAGGTGTTTGGGCTATTATTACGTCACCGCTATCATTCATTGGTTTGGTCCTGTTACATTACCCGGCATAATTATCCCACCTGTGTGAATATGATCAACCATTTCCTTACCATCCGCCGTTAATGATGAGCTGGCAACTACAGTATCACCAGTTATGGTGGAAGGTGACGTAATATTACCAGCGGTGTCAATCACAACACCATTGATATTAACATCACCACCAGCCTGTAGGGTTATTGACCCACTAGAATTTATAACACTAATGCTACCATCAGGTTGTAGGGTTATTGACCCATTATCGTTTGCAATATTAGCACTACCATCAGCCTTAAGCCATACATCAACTATTGCATCACCGTTGCTGTCACGTGCGTAAATACGTTTATCACCGCTTTGTGCTTTAGGTATATTAATAACATCAGCATACCCTACAATAGATTCGCCACCTTTACGTTTTGTATTCACAGTAATGGCGTAATCAGTTTTTAATGGGTATGAATCATCGCCAGCATCGGCGTAATGTTCTGCTGTTATGTTTTCACCACCACCACCATCAACGATAACATCAGATACATTAGACCCTTGTTCATGTATCGCCCTAGCGAAATCTCTAACTATAACTATTCGTCCCATGGTAGTGAGTCCGGTATTTTTCCAGCGAATGCACCAGGGATAACCACGTTCATAATAGCGCTTAGTGATGTATCGTTATTTGTAAAACTAACATTCCTAATAACAAATTCATAATCATTGTAGATCATTGCATCTGGTGCATTGAGTATGATTGTTTTGTTCGGCTCCCATAAGTTGCCAGACTTAGTATGCCATGTAGGAACGCTGACATTATACGACACAACATTGCCAAACATGCGCCCCATTTTTGCCTCGACCGCTGATTTAACTGCACCATCAGGTGTGTCATTAACATCAAACGTCATAACCCGCAACACATCGCCTAGCAATGGGTTTTTAACTGTAATCTGGCTACCCTCTTGGCCTGTAGCTGTTGGTTTTATACCTGTGATATGTGAGTAATATGATTGAGGACTGAACAAGGGTGTAACTGATTGGAATGGTGGTTGACCCTGTCTTAATATCTCAATGCTAGCACCAGCGTTTATTGATTGATGAAATAATAATTTACCTGATGGTGTACTCGATATGATTAAATTACGTTGCTTTGATAGTTCTATTAAAAACGATAACACAGTCTCATTAGATTTAATTGCAACACGTTCAAACTTGGCACCGATTGGGCCAGTAAATTCAACACTAATACCAAACGGTTTACATAAATTAATTGCTATTTCTTTTAGGTTTAAATCATCATATGACACAGGATATGACGACGCTGGCATTGCTGTATCATTTAATATACCAGGTAGTGAGTAACAACTAACTGAAACATTTTTATTTTTATCATCAACTACAGGTACCACACTCACCATTCTACCGGTAAATAAAACCACGCCGCCTATCGTGATTGTAACCACACGATAGCTCATCGGTCTAAATGTGGATCGAAAGTTTGAATTTTTAGAATCAAACGGTGCTGAAAATTCTACAATATCCATTGCATCCAATGCACGTGTTATGCGTAGATCCTTCCAAAATCTAACACGTGTACCATCTATTAATATAGCAACTTCACTATTGTTAGCAGCGCGGGTACTCTGTTGGACATTACTAGGTGTGTCTTGTTGTTCTGGAATTATAAGCTGAACACCAGCAACAAGAGGCTCAATAACACCAGGATTAGCGCTACGAATTAAATTAGCATCACGCTCAAATCCGTATACTTTCCGGGCTATAAGTTCGTATGTGTCGCCTACAATTGTGTTATACATAATACACAATTTCCCTACCACGTGGTATCTCTAGAATTTCACTCCCTGTAAGGTCGTTAGACTGTATAAAAAAATCAATCTCATCATCAATATCAACATCTAATGGATATAGTTCACCCATCAAATCAATCATTGTATGATTTGATTCTAAAATAATACGGCGCTCTTGTTTTAAATTAAACGAAATTTCTACAAGGAACCCAATGGTAATAGCCACCGCTTCTTGTAATTGTTGATATGTCTCACCAGTATCAACAATAGATAAGTCAGTTAGGTTGTTATCGCGCCATTCTATAAAATCATCCATTTGTTGAATGACAACCTCAGCAGCCGACAATGCTTGTGTCTTAGTGTCAAACTGATTATTAACAACAGATAATATGGAACCTGTAACATACGTAGATGCATATAAATCATTCACACGAAAACTATTTTCGTTTTTAGGTGGGGTACTGTTTGAAAAAATAGAATCAGCTAAGTTTTTATATGCGTCAAGGCGATCATTTATACGCGATAGCGCACGTGATGGGGTTTGTAAAAGTTCCATTGTTTGGAACGCTAACGCTAATGGTTGATCAATCAGCACATCAATTGAATTATTAATTGAATCATTGATATTATTAAACTGTGTTAGGACATCATCTTGCACCGCTGCTACTGAACCTAAACCACTTGATACACTATCTAATAGTGTTGTGTATGTGCTAACGGTTGTGACTTTTTCAACCTCAGTATCAATGTCTAAAGTTTCTTCAAACGTTTCAGCGGCGGCAGTGTTGTGTTCACTAACAGCTAACCTCACACCACTAGCAGGATCGTTTTGTGATATTGGGTATAAGTCAGTTATGGTTTCCCAAAATGTGACTTCAACAACAGTTTGATTAGACGCTGTTTTTAAATCATTCCTATAACGTATTTCACCAAACGGAACAACGTTGACACTACCCCAAACAGGGTGAGTTATAATACCGATACCAACCTCAAGTAATGAGGCTTCAAAGTTTTCACTAATAATATCGTGATCAGCACCCCAAAAAAACATGCGTAATGGGTACCGTCTCCCAGTGTGGCCTAAATCCTGTACGTATGTTCCGTCAAAATCTGGAAATTGGAAAGCGGTGGTTTTTTTAGTTACATTCTTACTAACATTTTCATAGTCAAATGCAGTAACAACACCGGATGGTGATTCGTAACTAGCAACATAAAGTCTATCGCGCCAATCCATCAGATACCACCTGATGGTTGTATGGTAAGGCTTCCACCCATTCCATTCTTAACAATTTCAGCGGTGCCGCCTTCAGTACGTACTAATATTTCAGATTTATTTGTATTAGTTGTTTCCTCAATACTTCGCGCTACACGTTCTTGAGGACTTGCCACACTTGCTAACAATGAAGGTTCAACACTATCACCATTTACATCTACACCAGTTTCATCACCAAACACATTATCGAAAGCTCCACCGATTTTATCACCGACAAAATTTGCAGCGTCCGTTATTTTATCAATACCATCACCAGCAATTTCAAAAATAAAATCAGAATTATCCTTAATAAATTTAATAGCTTTAATTAACAATCCAATCGGACCTAATATAACCTGAATAGCTACAGGAAGTTTATCGAAACCTGCTGATATCTCATCAATCCACACAACCAACGCGGTGAATCCTGCTATTAACGCGACTACAGCTAACACAATTAGCCCAATCGGGTTAGCAAACATAACAACGTTCATAAATGCAATAGCCTTACTCACCACCGCAATGGTTTTTGCAAGTAAACCAAAAACAGTTACGGCAAAATTAAATAAGGTTAGTGTAACAAGTGCCGCTTTGATAGCCATGGAAATTGCAAAGAATACCGCAACTACTATGGCCACACGTTTAGTCCATAGCGCGATGGTTTGAAAATTATCAATCATCATTAACAAGAATTCACCAATACCACTACCAATAGCAGCGCCGTGTGTTCTTGTCCACTCTGTCATTTTATCAATACCGTCTTTTAATGGTCCTTCATTTAGTTCGAATATACCTATCTTCACATCTTGAATCGCTGAACCTAGGCTATCTAAACTACCTTTAACATCATTGCGAATAAAAGCAGCGGTTCGTTTACTTGATCCACCCGCTTTCTCCAATTCAATTCGCAATTCACGTATTTTTTTACCGGTGTTACCAACCAATTTAGCGGCGGCGGCAATAGGAATTTTACCAAAAATAGCAGCGATAATTTCTATCTGTTCTTGTTCACCTTTTTTTGATAATGCTTTACGTAGATCATCAAGTACATCTAGTTGATCCCGCATACCACCAGTTGAATCAGCAAGTTTAATACGTAACTTATCGAATGTTTTTGCTGCTTTATTACCAACACCAGCAAGGGCAAGTGTAACGTTCTTCGATGCTGTTCCTGCTTGTGCTGCTTTAATACCATTAGATGCTAAGAATCCCATCATTGCAGAAAATGTTTCTACAGAAGCGCCAGCAGTATCAGCAACCGGCCCACCCTTTTTCATAGACTCAAATAATTCAGCAACACTTGTGTTAGTTGAGTTGGCTGTTTTACTCATCACGTCCATGATCCGTTGTAACCCTGCCAATTTTTTATCTGGGTCAGGATCATCCAAACCGAATGCACCTATAGCATCACTGGCAATATCAGCAGCTTCGGCCAATCCAATTTCTGAAGCTGTAGCAAAATCAACAATAGGTGCTAGTGATTTAATAGCATCGGTCGCACTGAAACCGGCCTTAGCTAAAAAGTTTAAACCTTGTGCTGCTTCAATGGCGCTGAACTCAGTACTTGCCCCAACCTTGCGAGCTTCGGCGGCTAACGCTTTAAACTCATCCGATCCACGTTTAATAGGGGTCAGAATACCATTTTTCATTACGGCGGGAAATTTAGCGGCGGCTGAACCAATGGCGCGCCCGAAGTCAGCACCAACACCAATAACATTACCTAACGCAAATCCAAGTGCTGTCAGGCCCGCTACACCCGCTACGGACATACGCTTGATACCAGCGCCCATTTTATTAATAGATCGATTGACACGAGTAAGCCCGCGATGTACCGAGCGTGTGAATTTTTGTATACGGTTTTGGAGACGTGATATAGGCGCGGTGACCTTATCAACCATTGAAAAAACCGCCTCAAGTGTAAATCTTTTTATAGCCATTATTTACCTCTATGACGGTTTACTATTTTTTATTAATTCCTTTCTTAAGCCGTTATAAAAAAACCTAATATGTGTAGCTTCAAGTTCCAAGGCGTTCGGTAGACCTGGATACTCTCTGCAAATTTGCAACAACATTTCAGCGTAGACATTATTAAATGTATTTTGCCCGTCTGGTAATTTTTCTTCACAACCATGTCGTACTAAGGTTGTCCGAACTAAACCGCTAAAAGTATGAATAAAACATCACACACCTTTCTGTCGATACCAGTCATGTTTTCAAAAACACTGTGATGAACACCTGTTAACTTAGCCATTGCATGGAATGTTTTTTTAACTGATTCATTCTTTTTCTTACCATCCACAACCGCAATGGTTTTACCACTAAGTTGTTTCCACACTAGTGGCTTGTCAATCGTGACGATTCGCGGTGTGTACTCTGCGTAACCTTCAGCGTTGATAATCAAGTCGCCTCGTTGCAATGAGCGGCAAATCTTACGACGATTAAAATTGAAATCGTCTAATGTTTCTTCACCCATTATGTCAGTTTCAAATTCTAAGTCCATTTCATCAGCCCATCTATCAAATTCTTGTTGGGCCATTTCAAGTGTCATTATCTCATTATCAGCTAATTCGACAATATCGTCATTTGGTGTGTCCATCATTGTGTCCTCTTTAATTAGAGCGCTGCACCCCACAAGTGGGTAAAGGGTGGACGGCCCGCACAACGCGTGAAAAGTCCCCGGAGTACCCTACTGTTGTTCTAACGTTTCTGGTCCCTCAAGTGTAATTGTTGCCGTGGTTTTCTGGCTGCTTACTTGTATTTCACCTGTGATTTGCGCACGGCCTGAATACCGAATACCGCTAGCATACGTGATGATCACAGTAATGTAATCAGTTTTATTAGCTTCGGCCTGAATATATTCTTGTGCGTCGAGTTGATCATCAATATCGAGAACAAGATTATCAGTCTTCCACGGCTTATAATTTTTTATAAGCCGCGCTGTACGATTGCCGTTAGGGTCAAGTTCGTTCATTGATCCACCTAATGACCTGTTTGAATCGGCATCACTGGCCACCGCGAACCCACGACCAGATAACGCCACCTCTATAATTGATCCGCCTACACTCATTTTAAATATCTCCTATGTTATGTTATGCGGCTATAGTGTTGCCACCATAGAAAAAGCCAAAGTTTAAATCTATGCTTTTAATATTGGTGTTACCACTTAGCTGTATAGTAAACGTTAGATTTAAACGCTTAGGGTTGGTAGCATCGATTTCGGCTAGGATAGTTTTCTTCGCTGAAACTGGATCACTAATAATAGCGTTGGCAGCTAACCCGTCTATAACAGCGGCGACTTCTGCAACTGCCATACTTGGACGTTTAGCACTTGGGTTTAAGTTAGCAACTTGATCATCAGGAATCAACGGCGCACCATCCCATTCAGGTACAGCAAATCGCATGTCGACATTAAAAATTGCATTTTGTAGTTTAATGATATCAACCACAAACCGATACGCGGGCGCTGTGTCGCCTGTTGGATGGTAGAAGGTAATCACATCACCTATGTTCACAATTCCGTCAACAACTTCGATTGTTGAACTACCACCTAACACCGCCTGTTCACGTTGTGGGTATGTCCATTGAAGTTCATCGGCACCAGGTATCAAACCGTTTGCCTGTTGGCTACCGTAGTCATGGGCAGGGTTATCATTTGCTAAACGGGCGATACGTGTCAACTGACGTGCGGCTACAACTAACGGTAGGTCATTAGACGCGGGTGATACTAGTTGGCAGTTCACACGTTGTGTGTTACGTGCGTTAGGTATGATAATGGTGGTGGCAACAACAGCCTCAACACTACCACTAAACACAACAGGTGGTTTACGTACAATAGCACCCCAACGACCTTCACCAAATGCGTTGAACCTGTCAAGGTTGGTAGTGTCACCAACTTCTAAACAGTTCAAAAATAATGTCTCCCATGTATTACCCACTAGTGTTAGTGCTGGGTCAACATCGGGATTAACAAGCCCACCGTTTGCCTGTGTAACCGCAAATGTGTTGCCTACGTTAGTTGCGCCGACTATCTCTACAACAATGTCGTTAGAGCTTGACCCGGCCCACTTAGCCGCGAAGTTAACAACGGTTGTAGCGTCGGTCGCGATAATAGGCATAGCCAGTTGACCATTAATTGCTGTAGTGATTGATGCCACAACGTTGGCAACTGTATCACCAATGTTAATGACAAACTGTGCTGATTCAATATTGTTAACTCTAACTAAGAACGCCGCCGCTTCGGTAGCACCGACAACGGGGGTAATGTCACCAGTAGCGGCAACACCTGAGCCATCGTCTACCATTGGGTAAATGGTTAACGGAATAATACCAATACCATCACCATTAACAGGAAAAAACTGACGTGCGGCGAGGTGTAACGGGCAACCAAAACCATACACGTTGGCAACCTCTAACGCGCTCGTTACCTGTAATTTGGTTAATGGGTAGACAGACGTAGTATTACCCTGTCCCACCATGGCGATACGTTGTGGTAGTAACGTAATACCACCGCGTAAATCTTTAAACAATGTTTGTACGCCGGTGATTCTAGAAACGGCACCAGCTTGGATCGCATTTGATAACATTTTGAATTCTCCTTTATGTTAGGGATACTGATACTCTAATTCTAATAGTAGCTCACCGTCTTCTTTTGCAAAAACATCAATAGAAATCATTTCTAGTAGTTCACCTACATATTGATCGGTGAATTCATTGAATGCAACTTTAAGTTGTAGCCTAGCCGCTGCAATTTTTTCAACCGGCCCATCAATAGTTTCAGGCCGAAACGACGTTATGCTTTGGATCTCGCGCCCGCCAACTATACCACGCATTTGCAGATATGTGTTCTCACCTGCTCGTATAATATTACGTACTAACCTTGCTGCTCTATGCACCTCAAGCACTGCACTTTGGTCGCCCGTCATGTGTCCACCCAATGGGTCATCACTTGAGATACCTAAACCAAAACAATCAATATTAAATATACCTTCAAATTTTTGTTTATGATGTTGCGTAGTTGCAGCCGCATCCACATTTGAAATATCAAACGCAACATTAACAATCGGTGTTGTTATAGTGTCATCCGTAACTGTCAACCATTGCTCCCATGCGTTTGAACGTTCTTTATATATTCGTAAGTCCCAATCTTTAGGGTCTAGAGTAGCAGCTATCGCAAGCGCTTTCTGGTTAGATATTTCGCCTACTAAAATACTAGCAATTTGATCACGAATAATTTCAAAATTATCAACCTTATTGATTAATGCTTGTAAGCTCATAATCTATAATTTTCTAATACACAGGTAACCATTCCTATGCTTCGATCTGGATTAGTTTTAGAAACCTTAAACACATAACTGGTGCCATTGACATCATCAAACTTAACTAGCCATGGCTTACCCTCTAACTCAGCAACACCAACCGGAACACCTAAGTTATTCTCAGTTAGCAACTTGATTCTGATGGCAACCGTCGCAGAACGCCCACTAATAACTAAACCTGTTTCAGTATCAATAATTTGACTAACATCATTAGACCTACCAATCAAGTTGGCTGTTCTACCTTCAGGATCAGTTACGACAATTGGCCAACCGAAGCCATACATATCATCTTCAAGAATCTTACCTAGATCTTGTTCGGCCAAATGTCGTAACCCTTTTGACATAGTGCTAGTTCTTAATTACGTACTTTGCTTTAACAAGCGCATCAAGGGTAACTTGACCACCTGTTACATGTTCCGCACACACTGGTTCTCCTTCACCAATGATTGCACGTCTGCATGTTAACGACTTACCTGAAGCAACCACATATGGATGCACCATGGCTGGTACGTCAACAGGTGGTGCATCAACGTCATCAACAGGTGGTGCATCAACGTCATCAACAGGTGGTGCATCAACGTCATCAACAGGTGGTGGTGGTGGTGGTTTTTTACCTTTAGCCATTGTATAAACCTCTTAGTAAATTATGGTAAGTTGATGTCTAGACAGCCATAAGTATCGATAGCTGTTGGCACCATGAGTGGACGGGTACCCGCTTGTACATTCATGGTTTCACCATCTTCACTAAACCAAGCGTTCATCTGAATATCAACCATTTGTTCAGGTATGGTGATACGTGATGTTAATGCACCAGGAACACGTGGATCAGGTGGACCAATGCGAGGGATTCCACCAAAGGTAGCGTTAAGCGTGGCTTCGGATGATGCCATGATCACTTTGTCATCAGGCATATATGGCACACTCGCACCTGTTACAGGATCTTTGTAACGACTGGCATATGACCACATGTCGTAACGCTGGTGACCAATAGTCACAGTGCCATGGTAAATACCACCACTACCACGACGTTCAGGTGTTACCAATGCATCACGCGCCATGCGCTCAACATCCCAACGTTTTTGCACAGCATCATCACTGATGAAAAGCTCCAACGCGGATTCACCAAATATTAACATATTCGGGTTACTAAGGCCGTCAGCACGAATGGTATTGGCCAACACACGAAGGTCGTTTAGTTTGGTGGATAATGGTTGATCCCAACCTATTGTAGAAGTTGGAAAGTGTGTGGTCTTTGGTTTCCAGTCTACTGAGTAGATAGGTGCGCCGGTTCCATCTGTGAGAGTAACCACACCGAGTGTCAACACTTGCACTGCTTGTAGTTCGATTGCTCGTAGGATTTTTCGCTGGAGCTGGCGCGCAAGGTTCAACCCTTGTTCAATCGCAGACGATTGGAAATCTACTTGCATAAAAGGATCTACACCAGGCATACGGTCAAGCAATGTATGTGCCTCGATTGGTCCTTTCTCTTTGTGAATTGGTGGGATAATTTCTTTGTTGGTGTAAACATCCACAGAGTTGCTTCGAGCACCTACCGATAGATCCTGCACCGCAATAGAAATATCTTCTTCACTACGAGTGATATCGTATTGAACCGATTTTGAATTATGGAAATTTCGAGGTGGCGACCGAAACATTCCAGAAAAAAACATGGTTGGCTGTGCTTCCTGCTTATACGCCGCAAGCATTACCGTTGTGTCTGTATTACTCATCGTATAGGCTCCTTATGAGTTGTCGAGAATGTAGCCTTCAGCTACATCGATTGGTAAAATATCATAGACACGTAGTTCATCTATAATGGCGTTGGTGATATTACTACCATCACCATCAGCATCAACGATGAGCGCCTCTCTACGAAAACGACCTGTAACCGCGCTACGAATAGGAACATTACCAGCACCAGCCGATACCACATCATAGGTTAGCAACCCTTTAGGTATTCCGTTACCATTCGCTACACCACCTATTACATACGGCACCATATTACCACTGACAGAGTCACGAGCAAGGATAGTACCAGCGAGTACCGTACCAGCGCCCACAAAAGTCAATTGCTCATCGCGAAACTCTGCGTTTTGTAAAATACTGTCGCCTAGGTTATTAGGCGTTATGATAGGATCAGGCATTAGATTTGCACTCCTAATTTGGCAGCTAAAGCAATAGTAAGCTCACTATCACCGCCGTCGTTGTCGTTTTTAAGCTTAAGATCATCAACATTTTCACCTTGACGATCATCTGTTTGCTTGCGGTTAAGTTGCGCCGCTGTATACAATGCATTCGAATCACCTGAATGCACGACACCATCAGCAATATTTTTTAGCGCAAGTTTCATATCACCAGACGCCTCACCTAACACGAGGTGTGTGGCAACACGGTTGCGCTCCAACTCGATACCTTTACTTTCACCCTCACCTACCGCCGACGCGTAAACGGCGGGGTGATCACTTTTCAACTCACTTAAGTTCATAACTTGACCCTCTTTTGTTCCGCCATTGCTCGCGGGGTTATTGATAAGGGACATAGTCCCTTTACTACGTTTATTGCTACTCATAGTAACAACATCGCCAGCGCTATTGGTAACACTGTCAATCATACCAACGCTTAATGCGTCGGGTTTATTTTCATCAGGATCAAGCGCAACTAATACGCCACCTTGCCCGAAATTTTCTTTTATGTCTTCAAGTGTTGTGTTTCGTCCTGTAGCCACAACATCGAAAAAGATTCGTTCAACAGCGTCCAAGTGGTCAAGCATAATTGACACGCCTTTAGTGGTTGTCAAGTCTACATTTTTTTTCGGCGCGTTACTAGAAACAATTTGTATACGCTTTACACCATCCCGTTTCAACGCTTCACTTGTGTCGATACCTGCTACCATGGCACCAATTGAACCCGTTATAGCTAATGGTGAAGATGCCTCAATCCGTGAAGCTGCAACCGCCAAGTAATAAGCAGCGCTAGAAATCTCACCATGGTTTTGTGCAACTAGATTTTTCTCAGCCGCCAACCGCAATAACGCTGCATAGGCTTCACCTAGTCCATCATGTGTACCACCCGGCGATGATATCATTAGATTGACATCAGTAATTGCAACATTAGTACGTAACAAATCAGCCGCCGCTATAATATCCTTATATGATGTTCCAGTGTACCCGAAAAGACGATCTATAAAACTTGGACCCTCTAGAGACAACGGGCCAATAATAGCAATGGTAGCCTCATTGCCTGATGCATTAAACGACACCACATCCGACAACGGTTGGTCATGAAACGTATCACGAGCAAGCTTGATATCATTTGGTGATGCAAGCATTGTACGTTGCAGGAATGGTGCTAAAAATGTTTCACGCATTGCGTAAATAATCATTGTGAATTCACCTCTGGACTATCAGATACTTCGGGTGCATTTTGATCAGCTAATAATCCAGCATCAATTAACGGTTGTTGTGTTTCAACAAATTGTTCATTTTCTTTTTTCAATGTTCGAATAGCTTTGGAGTATTTCATACCATTCAACTCACGTGTAGCGCGGTCCTTAGTTATCAAACCTTTGTCTATCATTAACCCATACGCTTTAACGTCTTTCAATAGGTCAGTATTAGGTTTAACAGCGCCGGACCAATCCGACGAAGTCCATGCACCAAATGTTGCCCACATCGTTGCATCACGTGTGGACTCTAAAAATCCGGGTGCAAGAATATCACCGTTGAGCACTTCTGCTACTAAAAAATCTTGATAGATAGGGTCTAACAATTCTTCACCAATCGAAGTACGTTTACGGTCCAAATACATTTTGAATTCAACAACCGCGCCACGTGACGCCGCGTAATTCTGGTGAAACGCCAGCATTAAAATTTCAGGTGGTATCTCATTGGACCACGCAACCGTGCTGATAATAGCCGTTTCAAAAATAGCAAAATTAACATTAGGACGCTTCGTGTCGTAGCTAGTAGGTTTTTCACCATGTTGTAACTCTTGCATTACAACACCCGGTAGTGTTCTGGAAAACTCTACATCTTTACGACCATGTTCATCATTCTGTGTGGTTACACTATCATGACGGGTAGCACCTGCACCAAACGCCAGCGAAGACATTTTATCTTCACCTTTCTCAATCCACATAGCTATAGTGCTATTAACAACCGCACTACGTTGTTCAGCATCACGATAACGATCAACTTCTTTCAACGATTGCATCATCAACGCAAGTAGCGACATACCACGTACATCATCAATCATGCGTTCAGTTGAGTAATGTAACCATGCTTGACGGCGCTTAGTACGTGACCCTCTAGCAGGAACACGCTTGATATGTCCGTCTTTATCCTTTACAAAAAACGCTACGTGTCGACGTGCCTTGTCAATCTCGACACCATGTTCAACGGTGTTACCACGGTTATGTACTGCACGTAAGTGGTTGCCTTTGTCAGGATACACAACGTGTTCAGCGTCAACTAATTCAATATTCGGTAAACCAGATGAACCTTGTCGTAGTATCACCAACACATCGCCTGAAATCATAGCCATCATTTCAGCTTGTCGTTCAATAGCACCTATCGTACGCTCACGTTTATAATCACAAAGGTTGGGGTTTTTGCCCCACATCACGAAACGACGTTCTACGTTTTCAGACCATTCACTCAATTGGTCATCATCTAAACCTAAAATACTTGCATCGGGTGTAGCCTCAAGGTTTAAACCCTTGTTGATAACATTCGTTAAAAGCCTGCGTATTAAACCACACGCGTATGGGTTCTCGGTAAACAACTGCTTGGAGCGACGACGTAACAGCCAGTAATCAACAACGCTGTAATCTTTAGTAATACCAAACCCACCATAGAACTTATCGCCTGTCCATGTACTGTGTTGGTGACTATCACCTATTGCATTATTGATCAAATCAATATCGTAGGTAGGCGTCGTAGGTTGCTTAGAGAAAACCCTACCAGCTAATGCTTGTGCAAACTGAACACCTAGTGAGAGAAACCCATCGTTTACCATCCGGGTTGCCCCACTACACTACCTCGACCTTTAATACGATTATCTAAAACGGTGTACTGATTATACAAGCCGTCAATAATACCTTTCATAAATTCGATATCTAATTTAGTAACTTTTTCCACAGTCTGTCCGGTGTCCAATTGGTATGATTGAATATTGTTATTAGCTAGCTGAAACATAGCATCTTCATACGCTATGATTTGTTTCATGATTGCGTCGCGTCTGTCAGTGAGAAACGTCATAGCACCGACAACCCAAGTTCATTCAGTTGCGCGCTATCTTTGTTGGGTACGATACGCGTGGTTGTATATCCGGGTAGCTCAAATTTATAAGCCCAATTATTACTAGTCGATTCTGTTTCTATTAATTTTATTTCCCAATAACCATCAGCATCAGTGACAACTGTTTGTGGGGTACGGCTAATCAATTTATCATTGATAACACCGTATATAGTTGGTGTTACCACAACCGATGTACCTATTAGGGGTTTATTAACGGCATCATACAAATACCCCCACACAGTACAAACATTTTCCGGTGTCGTAGCACCTGCATAAAAATCATATTGCAGTGAAATATTATCGATCGATGGCGTGGTTGTGCCGTCGTCAGAATGTAAATGGATAACAGGGACAATGGTACCCTTAGCGGCGAAGCTTGATAAGTTTGCTTGTAACGTTACAAGGTCGTTAGTCTCCAAATAGCTACCATCAGAAGCAACCCAGTTACTACCATCAAAGTACATATCTTGCCCACCCACGCGTAACTCGAAGCGTACAGCATCTAAACCATCAGCAGTGAGCACAGCAAGGAACGACATTAGTTGATGTTGGCTAACACCGACTAGCGGGTTAATTTTAGGGTTAGTCGTCGGGTATAGTGTATGACCATTATAGATAATTGTAATATCATCAACACTAGATTGGGTAGTATTACTCTGTGAAAAATGTAAGCGAATACTGATAGTAGTGCTACCGTTTGTATCTGGAAAAGTAGCAATGTTCGCGTTAATAACTGATAGTGTATTCGACTCTGCTGAACTTCCATCGCTCGCCACCCACGCTGCACCATCCCAATACATAAACCCATTACCATCAACATTCAAGGAATACAGTATCGGACCATTGGCAATATCCACTATGCCTGTCAGTGACAAGAATGTACCTAAGCCAGGTTTAGTTATTAGTGGTAAATCAACACTAGAGTTAACATATATGTAGGGGTCAATCGTGTAGCCTAATTGGTATGATGCTGTGTGTTGCACATCATTGAATACTATAAAATCATCGAAAGTACCATCACATATATTGTATACACCACCGCCAAGGTAGTAACGCATTAACCCGGTGCCGCGTGTCCATGGTCCAGGGTTCTGAGTAGTGAATAACAACCCGTCAATAAAGACGTATAAAAACCCACCTATAGAATCTATTACTATTTCTATCTCATACTCTTGGCCTGAGATAAAATTAGGTGACCCGATATTAAAAGCGCCTGCGATAATAGCAATATTATTCGTGTCATAGATACCAGTTCGTAACGTGTTGCCACTTGGTGAATGGCTTAGAAATATTCTATCAGCAGTATTAAACCCATTAACTAAAGTGATAATATCAACGTTTGTGGCGGGTAGGCTATTGTTAGGTGTGTATTTAACTTTGATTGTTTCGGTGACAGTTGATTGATGCTGGTAAAAAACAGATGCACCAACACCAGTACAGTCCAACGCACCGTTCACAATAATAGGTGAACCCACTACGACAGCAGCTAACATACCAGTATTCTTATGCCATGCTAGATCAGCCTCATTGGTGATAGCGGGAACATTGCCTTGATAGCTTACACCGAACACCGACGCCAACGGTGTCACGTCCAACTGGCGAACCTCACCACCTACGAATTCTACTTGAGTATTGTCGTAAGTAAAACCGGTATCATCATTAATGGGTTCGTTTAGAAACTGGCTACCGGCAGACTGAAGAACTAAAGACGCGGAGCCGTTGACAACCTCAACCGCTGTAGGGTCAAAATTATAGTTAGCAGGTGTAGCAAAAGTATAACTAATGACTGGCATGGCCGAAGCGTACCAGTATTAATCAGAAAAGTAAACCTTGCGTTCTTCCAAAAATTTCCAAAATGTACGCCAATCAATCGACTCCATTTCTAGATGCTCAATACATAACGCCCACGCCAACACCTCAACAGCAGCAGAACCGTATACAAACAAATCCCACAATTCATTGTCAGCGCCACCCGGCCGGTGCCAGCGGTAGCTAACTACACCCCATTGATTAGTTTCCTTACGTTGTACCTCTACGGTTAATTCTTTGAGTTGATCATCAGTGACGTCCAGTGGCGCGTTAAAATGCCAATCGTCTTGGTCGCCGCTATCCTCTATCCACTGGCGACGCAACACAGGTGCAAGCCTATCCTTATAATGATCAACCTTAATCGTGTAGCCTTTCATGCCATCCTTAGCGGTGAACTCTGAGAACTGTTGTATAGACTTAACCTTACCTGTATCAGGTGACCCAATGGAAGGAAAAACAGAATTTCGATATTGGCCACAAAACGCGGTTACTGTAGACTGTTTCCACCCGGCATCAATAAACGTCATCGCTATACTGTAACGTTTACTATCATCAGCGGTGTACGTAGTTTCCTCAATTAGTTTACGCAATCGTTGCCACACAGGTGATGAGGGTTGTGAACAATCATCATCCTCGAACCGCCAGTAGTCTATTAGGTAACAACACATTCCACTTGTCCAACCCATGACAGCAACGGCTAAGTTACTCTTATGAACATCAACGGTACAGGTAAGTAGTAGAATAGGTGACCCGGAATACTCAGCGGCATACTTGTTGGGTATCTGTCCAAACATATAATCACGACGACGATGGCGTGATACTGATTCGAATTCAACATTATCACCCGGCATTCTAAATGGACGCGCTAAAATATTATTATAGAAACCTTGATACTTTTCTAAATTCTTAACTCGTTTTTTCTTTACATCCCAACCGTCAAGGTAGGCGCTTACGCACGTATACCATGGGGCCATTCCAATGGGTGAGTATAAAGCAGGTAGGTGGTATGAACGTATGTTGGGTTCAACTGCTACACTAGTGGGTTTCCAGTGTGCGCCGTGATCAGGTGAAAACAAATTACGTTTATCATATTCATAGTGTGCATGGCCACAATTAGAACAGCAATAACACACTGAATCTAGTTGTAGCATCCCTCCTTCAGTTTCCCATTGCATACCACCAATTACACCACTATCCTTGTTGATAGCCTCCCACCGTAGATCCTGCGCAAAGCCACACGACTTGCACAACACATTGTACTTGCGTTGGTCACCGCGTTTGTATTGACGGAATATTTTTGATGTTTCCTCGAGTAGCGGCGTTGAGCCTCGCGCTATCTTGCGGCGCTCCCAGTACCCACGACAGCGGTGGTCACTGAGTAAGTCCGGATCACCGTCTTTACCGACACGGTCTAGCCATGCGTCGATTTCATCTTTAAGCATAATGCAGATAGAAAACGTACGCATTTTATCTGCATTCTTTGCGCCGAAGGGAACCATGTACCCACCGCCCATCCATTGCAGGTGATGCGCTGTCTTACCTGTCTTGTGTTTGTTGCCGTCGTCACTTGATCGAATGATGTCGGCAAAGCCGGAATGGTTCAACATTGGTATTATGTTGTTCTCTATACGTGCAGATGCAAGTTCCTTATCAGCAGTCATGTACATCATAGGTAGCGACTTAACGTGTGCCATGTAGTACAACATAATAGATTCGAGTAGTGTGGTGTATGTTATCTGCACACCCTTCATTAGATTCATCTCACGTACCTGACTATCAACATCAAAGCAGTCAATGATTTCGATCATGAAGGGGTTTACTTTATAACTAAGGAAGCCAGGTATAGAAGTTACTGAACTTGGTAGGTAGCGGTTCCCCTCATTAAATTTGGTAGGGGTTAACCGTTCGATTGATTCAACAATCTCATCAATTTGTTTTAGCAACCACTCACGACCAATTTCAATCATATTTTTTTGATAGCCTTGGTCATTTTATTTTTAGCAGACTGGATTAAGGATGTCATTTGCTGGACAACCTCTAACTCACATTCAACCAATGTAGCCTTTGATTTAGTCATTGAATTCACAGATTGAGCAATAGTTTTTGCCCCATCAGTCAGTAGCGATCTGTATGTTTTATTGATAGGGTCGATGACGCCTAGTTGAATTAACTCAACGCTTACTAAATCACCAGCAGTAGCGGCGTTTTTCAACTGTGCGGTTACTACATCCTCTAGCAACTTCAGTGATTTTAGCCAATCTAACAAACCCAGTTCATTACCAAATCGATCACATAATTGTTGCAGTGTGTAATGCGCGAACGCCCGTAAGTCTTCCGGTACTGAATTTGATTCGTCTAAGTCTTCCGGGTCAATCGTTTTTAATTTTTGTTGTGCTTTTTTCTTACGGACAACCTGTGTCGTAACCCCAGTAGCTTTGGGTTTTTTAGGTGGTGGCGGTGGGGGTACCACCATGGGTTTAATTTTAGGTGGTGGCGGTGGTGGTGATTTTACTAATTTATCCGCTCCACCTGCTTTGATCATAGCCACAATTTTAGTAGCGCGCCCTACTCCGATATGTAGCTCCTTTTTTAACATACGAGCGGAACACCGGCCGCTGTTGTGGCATATCGCAACAGCGGTTTCATATAGTTCATCAACAACAATTTTTGTGGGTGAGCCTGCGTTCCATTTTTTTAAAAACGCTACAGCTACAGGATGGCCCATATCTATACGGGTGTTGACCATCGTATCTTGTAACGGGCCACGCGTCATTTTAGTAACAGCGGCCGGTGTTACCTGTAGCATCCGTGATAATTCTGCTTTTGTAATTAATTTTACAGCCATTGGGGATCACCTTGATAGTCAACGGCACCACTGTAACACACCATCTCCTCACAGGTAAACGATTGGCCAAAAATCAAAAAATGTTCGAATTACGCGGTCAGCATCAAAACGGCATATAGGCACCTTTTTCTACAGTACCTTTTTTATTTTTCCCTTATAGATCAATGACTTACAGAACAGAGATAGCCAGCTCTAGATATAAACTCCTTGACTATCAGTAACTTATAAACAACCTCAACATATTATTTAATCATAACTCTTTATCTATCAATGACTTAGCTACTGACTACATCTATGATATGGCTGTACGGGGGCATTAATAAGGGTGTTTTAGCTGGCTATCTATTTGGAGCTGGCTATCTATTTGGAGCTGGTGACACCAGGCTAACCACCACTTAGGGGATCACTACACCTTGACAGTGACACGTCGTTAGACTATTGTTTACATATGAATGAGATCGTTGAAATCAATCGTCGATATAGGGTTGTAAGTGTGTTATCTATATCACAACAGTCGTACGACACTAGAGAACAAGCTGAACAGGCCAGCAAAGAGGACCACGTATGCTGGAAGTCCAACACATCAGCACGTGACTCAATCAAATGCTCACCCATTACATGGATATCAAGATGAAACTAACAGACAAAGAGAAACAAAGACGGTCACGTGCTGCACGTGCCGGTGACAACAACAAAGAATTACGTAAGTTTATGCCCATCAAGGACAAGGAGAGACTAGCGATAATTATTGATTGTTATTTGCTGCTATCTACAGCAGCTAAAACACGAGCTATACAGGCATTCAAAAAAGCTGTAACTATTTGAACAATCCAAACCGGTTAATTTGGAATAACAAAGCGTCCTTGTAATCATCCGGTATTCCAATTATCCCATGTCGCCATGCTGGTTCGAGCCATGGGTTTTTGGGAATCGTCACACTTTGAGAGGTCATATCATGCACCATTTTTAACTGTGCATTTTTCGGCCACCCTCGCTTAACACCTTTACGACCACCAACCACCTTAAATATGCCTTGGCGTCTACCGAGATCTAGGAACACGAAACGGTTCCCAGTATTTACAGCCTCTTGAACACTTCTTAACAAACGTTGTTTACGTGTCTTACCCATACGTTTGTTTTTCCCCTTCAAACGAATACGACGCATTGTGTTACGTAGCCGTGGTAGCCGTGTGCGTGGTTGTGACCCTTGTTGGCCAGCACTAAAACCAGTGGGTATGCTTACACCTCTGCTACCTGTTTTTGTAATCACAGTTCCAAATTCTTGATCTAACATATAATCAAGTGTTGAGCCTACAGATGATTTCTGTGTTCTAACGTTTAAACCTTCTACCTTGTTCACCTGAATACTTCGCTCAGTAAAATTGTTACGCAATACCATCTTAACGCGCACATCTTTACGGGCAATCTTTTGAGTTCTAAAGGCTGCTTTATTTAATGTATTTTTTGTCACAAAGGGAAACGCTTTATGTGCGTATGCTTTAATCTCCCTTTCGTAACGCTGTATCTCTTTGTCATCGAATTTAAACATAGCCACATAATACCACATACGGCTACCGGCACAACTCACACTTAAGAAACTACATTACAGGGGTATCCTAACCCATTGATCTATAACAACGGCAAATTATCCATAATCGGTAACATATTGATTACAGTAAGATAATAGCAACAACTTAAGACTCTACTCGACAGGGGTATCCCAACGTATTGATTTAATGGACATTCGTCTTTTTTTTAACCCAAAAATACCCCGTGAAAACACATTAACGGGGTATCCCAACGTATTGATTCTATGTACTATTCTTTTTATATACCCTTATTTAACCCTAAATTATTAAATATTGCTATAGGAAATGAAAACAGAGATAGCCAGCTAGAGATAGCCAGCTAGAGATAGCCAGCTAGAGATAGCCAGCTAGAGATAGCCAGCAGCACAGGCACACGGCGGGCGCGGGGGAGTTTCGGGAAAAGTCGGGGTATTGGGGTAAATAAAAGAAATAAGTAATGTAATCAGGGGACTAGGATACCCCTGTAATGTAGTTTGTGAACGAAAGTCGGGGTAAATCTTATATATCAAGTAGTTACTGACATTGACATATTATGCCATCGTTATTAATCAGTAGCTTGGCGTACCCCTGTAATGTAGTTTCTTAAGTGTGAGATAGCCACCACCACCAGAGATAGCGGCTATCTATGCTGCATGTCTATAATTGTCGTAAATTGGGTCATTCTCTATCTGGTGCTCAGCATCATGGATCAACCACTTGATAATAGTCGCTAACTGATTATTTAGGGTTACTTTTTCACGGTCGTCATTGCACATGCTCAAATCAGACTCGTACTGCATTTTTAACTTTCTGGCTGTTTTCTCATTCATACTTTATATATCGTCCAACGTGTCACTATCTTTAGCTATTTGATACAATTTTGCATCATATAAATGGATCGTATCGTAGTCATTATCCACACGCGCTAACCACATTGGTACCTTACATGGGACATGATGAACCAACTGATATTCACGGCCATCACGGTGCAACACAACCCCACACTTGAAGTCGTCTACGGTAGCGGTTCTCATGCTGCTAACTTCGTACAACGCGGCGTCGTCTTGGAAAACAACCCACTTGAAAACCTTATCACCATTAGTAATCATCGCTATCCACACATTGTGATCACCAGGTACCCGAGCTATTAACCGGTACTTGGTACCATCACGGTACAACACAACATCTTCCTTGAAGTCAGCTGTGGTGGTAGTTTTCATTTGTCCACCTCATACATCGACGCGTCAACGGCCGCAATACCTACCGTCGATGTAACACTATCAACTACACTACTTGCTAACCATACTGTGTTGTCACCTGGAATACGGTGAATCAATCGATACTCAAACCCATGGCGATACAATGTGGCCCCTTTCTTGAAGTCCATTATGGTAGCTGTTCTCATGCTGCTAACCTCACTACACTGGTTACCTTGCTCTCAGTAACCACTAACCGTTTGTAAACGTCCACCACGATACCTGGAACCAAGAGTGTTGTTAGTCCACTGTCTACCCTTATGATACGAAGATAGAGAGTGGTAGTGTCTTCCATCTCAGTTACTAACATGAGGGTTGTGTATTGTTTACCGTCAACCTCGAACGAGACATGATGAATGTAGTCTTCAAGCGTTTGTAGTATTGTGCAATTGATTGGTAGATATGCTTTCATTGTCCGAACTCCTCGATGATACGTGTTTGTAGATTTTCGACACACTCACGAAAATCGTTTTCTATTTCTGAACCAGTCGCATCGATGATGCCCTCATCGATGAATTTTTGTGTTAGGTCTATTTTGTCTATCTTACCAAGCGCGGCGGTTAGTAGTTGATCACGTAGACCGATTAATACAGCGCTTTCGGCTAAGCTAGCGCCTTCGTCTAGGTTGTCTATTTCTGTTTGATAATCATTGTACATTGTCATTTCGTTTATCCTATTAATGTTGCAAGTTGTGCGAATGCTTTGCTACGTTGTGCAAGTGCTGCTAAGTCGTCATACTGCTTGATCACTGTGTCACTACGACGATTAACTTGGTTACTGTAAACAGTGTAGTAACCTTCAACGTGTGCCTGTACTTCGTACTTAGTGCTGTTTGCTGTGAAGGTGTACCATGTTTCGCCGCTGTTGATAGTAGTTGTGATCATGTTGTTTTTGCTGCTCATGTTACTAAGTATAGCCGGTGACACGTCACCGTCAAGGTCAATGTTCACGTAATTAGTAAATAAATAGCCGCAACAAACCACACCACTATAGACAGCACTAAACCCCATTCCAGTATTTTAATAACTGTTCCTGTCTGTTGTTGGTTCATGAGTAAATAACCCCCATGATAAAAACAGTTATGGTCACGATAAGTGTTGATGTGAGTGCTAGACCGAGTATGTTCATTTGATTAATTCCTCTATGACTAAGTTAGGCATTACGTAAATGTACCAACCCTCTGGTAGACCATATACGCCGCTTTCGTACATTGGCGAGCAACATGGGTGATGTTTTTCAATGTAATCCAAACATTCCTGTTTCGTGTCGAACCGTTTTGCTCGTTTTTTCATTTTGTTTTCTCTGCTCATGTGATTAAGTATAGCCGGTGACACGTCACCGTCAAGGTCAATATTGCTAATTGATACAAATAAATATACTATTGTTTCTTTTAACCACAATAGAGGTGTTACTGATGAAATATCTAGCGTGTTTGTTACCAATCTTACTTTTGTTCTCCTTCACTGCCTGTGCTACAGCACCAAGTGCCATGCAAGGTGCAGCCTTGAGTATCGGGGTTAGTAAGCTAATAGCCGCCGATGCTGCTAAGGCTCAACGCGTAATGGATTACGTATCGACCATAAGGTCTAATCTTGGTACAACTGATAATATTGAGACTTCAGCCGCTATCATGGGGGTTATCAATAGCAATGTGCCGTGGTCTGACTTAGATGCGGATGAAACGGTTTTAGCCGCTGCATTGCTTGAGTTGTTACGTGAGAAATTCGATAAACTGGAAGGAAGTACAAATGTGGTTGCTACGCGTCAAGTGCTTGATATTGTCGAACGGGTTGCATTGCGTTATATAAGATAGCAACTATAGGGTAGTGTGATGTGTGTCACACTACCCACCTTATTCAGAATTGTTTCACCTGCAACGCCACCTTAATTGCCTTTCCACTTATCTTGTCGTATTTATTATTTAAAGTAACGTTGCCGCCTGTCATACGTTCAATGATTTGAAATATGGGCATTTTGTACTGATTAGCTAACATATCAAGTGTTTCACTCATAATGAACCCTAACAATTCAGGGTCTAAGTCTTTATACGTTGTTTTGTTCAAAATTGTTTCACCTGCAACGCCACCTTAATTGCCTTTCTACTTACATCATCATACGCTTTGTTCATTTTACTATCACCCAATGCAATACGTGCGGTAACTCTACGCTTTGAGATTTTATACCGTTTGGCCAATAGTGTAAGTGTTTCAGCTATGATGAACCCAAGCAATTTGGTGTCTAAGTCTTTATATGTTGTTTTGTTCATGTTGTTCACCTTTACACCTCATATGAAATTGGCACACCAGGTGTGGCGTTAGGGTTGTACAATGCTTCCTCTATCTCGTCGAATTCGTCGATTTCATCGGCAGTTGCCTCAGTGTACACACCACGGGTTTGAAGTTTTTTAACGAAAGCCTTAATGGTGGGGTTGTTGGCGTCAATGGTGTTAGCGATATTGACTAAGTGGGTTCTCATTACGCTCATGTTGTTCACCTTGTTGTTTTCGTTGCTCATGTGATTAAGTATAGCCGGTGACACGTCACTGTCAAGGTGTTATTTAACCCGTTTACACAATGTATATCTATCATAGCTGTAGATACCCACACCGTGCTCATCATGGAAATAATAGACATTGTGTCTACACTTCGAATACATACGCTTAACCACATCACCATTAGTGGTCACAACTTCGTAGAGAGAACTTGCGTGTAAATGGATTTGACCCATTTTATTCATAACCGTTTCGTTGCTAGATACTATTTTCATTTATTCAACAGTGTTATGCAGTCTTTTTCACTGGGTGATTCGCCATCGGGTACGATTAACATACCGTAAACATGTTCATATGTTGGCTTGACAGTGTCAGAATTGGTTAATATTACAAGCTTTAAACTTTCCATATCAATGAATATGTACCTACCGGTTTCATCAAGAGCGATGAATATCAATTTCATAAATGTTTCGTTATCACGTCCAAACCATCTATAGACACAATAAGGGTCCAAAGGTGTGTTATCTAGCTTAAACTCAACACTAATTGGTTGTGTCGTTTTAATTTTTGGTTTCATTACCCAATCCCCATCGCGATTTGAAAAGCAAACATGGACACTACTGAAAGTCCACAAAATCCCGTTACTGTTATTGCTATTGCGTATTGTATCATTTTAACTTCCTCTAATTTCGTTATTCATATTACTTAGTATAGTCAGTGACGTGTCACTGTCAAGGTTAACGACCAAGTAATTGCTTGCAATCTTCAAGTGTTGGCGTTTCACCTTTATTAACAACAACCATTCCGTATACCTGTTCATGTAAATCAATTACACAATTCTCGTCATCCAGTACGACTACGTCGAATGTGTCAATATCTAAAAAGCAATAACCCAGCTCATTTGATGATAGAAAGCATAATTTTTTAGTGTCATAACTAAAAAGGTTATAACGTGATAGTGATTTACAATTAGCTAATCGTATTGATGGAAGGTTTTTAGGAATAGCGTGTACTACTATCATCGTTTGTTTGCCCGTAATACTGTTACATTAGGTGTGTCACGTATAAAGAAATTTTCTATGTTTCCCTTATTTAAGTGAACCTCCCGAACCTCTCCTTTTTCATTTTTAACACTCATCGAAAATTGATAGTGATATTCTTGTTTAGGTAAGTCAACCCTTGTTATTACACCAGTCTCCCCAGCTAAAACTTTAGGATACCCATTTGTTCCGGGTGCTTTAATTTCTGCTATAAAAGAATGCGCGCCATCCCGCAACAAATGGGTACATACAAACTTATCACCGACACTAATTTTCACACCTGTGTTATCTATTGTCATTTCCATACCACCTTGTATATTTCGTTTTTCCAGTTTTCTGGATGATTAACTTTAACTAAAAACTGGCGTCGAGTTTTATAGTCGTTGAGAGTCCACAAAGAACTGTTGCGTCGCGTGCTGTATGTAGGTTTTAATTCATACGCCCACCATTTACCACTATCATCTTGTGCAACCCAATTGGTCCATTCTGGTACTGGTATTTCAAATTTCATTATTTTTCACCCACCAACTGATACAACTCATCCTTATCAGTCACCAGTGTTACACTAATTCCATCAATATCTTGAATATTGACCATTTTAAAACTACCTACCTCGACCAGATTATTAAATACATTTCTATCCATTTTCTCGTACTTATCACCATCAGTAATCGAGTCTAGGTGGTATGGGTTTGGAACCCGCCACCACACACCATTACTATCATACATAAGCTTGCCACCATTGCAGTACTCATTACAATCACCCACAACCTCGTCACTAATAGGTTCTGGTTGTTCAAACAAATCAGTTAACTCTTTACTATAAAACGCCGCTTTTTTAGCATCACTTAGTGGTTCAGGATTTTTATGCATCATACGCATTTGATATTTAAGAGCGTTACCCAATACAAACCCTGTGTATTGTTCAGGTGTTAGTTTTGCTTTGATAACGTCAATAACTTCTATACCACCCACGTCATAATATGTAGATTTACCATCTTTAGCCATTTTTGTAGTCCTCTATGATTCCGATTAATATGTCCTCAGCCTCACCTGATACCCTATCAAGTAGGTTGTTGAGTACTACAAGCTTACGCTTAACATTTCGCTTGTAGTTTACCTTCTTTGGCGTAGTATCACGTTTGTCCAATGGTCGCATATGCACAGTGTTTGGACCCTTCACTACACGTACATGTGTTACATATTTGTACGTATTCACAGAATTGGTGGTATTACTGATAGCAATGTGACCCGCTGACTTTAACCGAGCTACACCACTGCGAATACTTGTTATATTGATGTCGGTGAGCATAGCAGCTAAATCAGCAGAGCTAGCATCACCACGCACTTTGAGCGCTGTTAATATTCGTTCGTCGGTGCTTGCTGTATTTACCTCAGTACCTTGTTTAGTGCCTTTGTGGTTATATGGTGCAAGCTTGGTTGTGTACACAGTGCGGCTATGTATCAACTTAGGGTGACGGCTTTGTACGGTTAAACCAATGGTGTATAGATCAAAATCTTTCAACAATCGCAACATGTTTCTATCACGGTTATCAAATCTACCACCGTTACCCCATGCGATTAAAATAGTGTCGGCCTTCTTAGCGTATTTGATAATAATGTCATCATTGTCCACGCCTATTGGGTCACGGACATCCGATAAGTATTCCGGTTTGCCCACCTTCCACGCGTACAGGTTGCACATTGTTATTGATCCAAACCCCCAACCCTCAGCCAATACGATTGCCCGCTTGATAACAGGTGTATCAAACGGGCATATCTTTAACCCAGCGTGTGGTCCTATTATCAGTAATGAGGGTAGATCCTTGTTCCATGTTCGGCGTTGCATGTAGCTATATCGTTTACTTGTCGATAACAATTCAGTTCGTTTCAATGTACAACCCCTGGAATATAACGCTCGACTTCCAACCGCCTGTATTGACCTTTATCGACGTTATGCATTTCGATTAAACTACCCACTGGTAGTTTTTTTAGAGCTTCAACGAACTCGTTGTATTTTTCTTCGCTACTCGCATGAAATAAGGGTTTAACTTGTTTAATAGCGTTGTGATACGTTTCAATGTCCGAACAGATGGTATTATCTTCACAATTAAAGACTCGGAATTTGTATAGAACAGGCCGTGTACTAAACGATGAGTTTTTAACGAATGTATGCTTCTCGTTTTCGTTGTTAAACCCTATGGCGTTTGCGTCGCCGCGTTCAGGAATAATCTCTAGGAACTCTTGATAATTCTTGTGAATCTCATACGGTAGTTGTCTTAGTACACCTAGGAACTCATCACGAAACGCTGATAGATGAAATAGAATATCGTCGGTGTCGGTGTCTATCACTGTCCAGTAATACATAGTTTCTTTTTCACTTTCCATTTAAAGAGATCCTCGTAACTTTCAAAATGTTTGCATGTTCTGGTTTAGGTTCTGGTAAGGATAGTAATATCGTACACTTAGGCTCATCATTTAACGGCCAGAACTTAACCGGTTTAACAGGTTTGTATGACTCACATAGTTTGATTACTTCAGAGTTGTTAACATACTTGCATGTAATGTCTTCTAATAATGTTGTATTGACATCATAATCAAGTGAGAATATTACAGTTAACAACTGTTTTTGGTAACTAACACCGTATTTCTCAAGTGTGGGCATTACGTCAAAATCTGTAAAATACACCATTTCCTTATTTTCATATTCTGGTTTAGGTTCACACGGTTGATGTAATTCACACAATTTAACCATGTCGAGTTTACCAATATATTTACGACATTTCTTATCTAATTGTGATTTATTCACATCACAATTAAATGAAAAGTATATAAGTACGCCTTCCTCTTTGTAACTAATACCGTATTTCTCAAGGATACGATGTAGAGAATGATTTGCAAAATACACCATTTCCTTGTTTTCATATTCTGGTTTAGGTGTAATGCTTTCAGTCATTGCTACAGCAGCCTTTTGCTCAACTGCTAATTGAACTTTTCTGATAAAAGCATTTTTAGCATCTGCTATTATCTTATGGAAATGTGTCCGTGATTTTACCATGTTCCATCCAGAATACGTTTTCTTTAGGTCTAACCCACTACCATCAAATGTAAATATGTACGATTTAGTAGTCAAGTGGTTATAAGCACCACCAACACTATGGACTAATTGCATATCACCATCAGCTTGAATAGATAAGGGTATAACATAAACTTTCATCGTTTTATTCCTTTTATGTAAATATCTTTTAATGTCGCCTGTAGAAACTCAGCGTGTTTTTCAGCAGCTTTTAAATGTCTAAGCAACGCATCAATGTTAACTTTCTGTATTTCATTACCGTTCTCTTTAATAAACTCAAACGACTTGGGAGGGATTACTAATCGAAAATTCACAGATAGCCACCTTATCTAAATATAGATTAGTTTCACGTGCTGAACAACTGCCATGGAATGTTTGTTCTAGCAATGTGTGTGGGTTGAAAAAATAATACTTATTACCCAATTGCTTTACGAACACCAACTTGTACGGTTGCCCACAATCGTTGTTAACCCTGTATATTCTGCGTATTTCCATAGACATATTACACAGTTTTTCAACGGTGCCGGTGCGGGTAACCTCTACACTATGCATTATCATGTGATGTGTTTTGGCTTGGGTACTAGTTTTGCAGGTTCACACTTGTATTGTAGTTTTCCACTCATACCCATAATACCTAAACCTGATGAAATGTATCGAACAAGAGCAACACACGATTGCTTATCACTTGCACCCATGACACCCGGCCACTTGACTTGATCACCGTTGGGCATTGTTAGTATTATTGTTAACATAAATACTTTCATTGTTCTTTCCTCACACCTATTATTACAAGAATTGCGAACGTTAGTGTAATACCAGCACAAACAGCTAATAGAATACCACTCGCTACAATGGTTGTTTTTTCAGTCGCGTTTGTAGCACCTATACCAACCACCAACGTTATAACCAACCATATAAAAAAATACCTACAATGTTTTATCATTTTTTTAAGTCTCCAAGTAATTCTATAATCTTATTACCCATTATATTATTAATAGCGGGTGAACTGTGAGTATGTGCAAACCGTATGGCACGTGCTACCGAATGCGTTTCATTTTTGAATACCTCTAACGCGGAAAGAACATAAGGCCGTGATGATGGTGTACAGTTGTTTACAAGAGGTGACACCATCAGTCGTGTTAGCTGCATATTCTGATTAACTAATACGTCTAACCTTCTACCACCATTCTCAGCATCAACAGCCATTTGTAATACTTCCACCACCTTGTACATCTTTTTAATAATGTAGACATTATTAGAGTCTAATGATAACCGGTTTATATTTTCTTTTTGAATATGTATCAATAATAATAACCGAAGTGGTTCAATGTCAACACCTTCACCGATTGCTGACATCCACCGTGTTGTAAACGTATTCCAAAAGGTATCAACACAATTAGTATGTATCAGGTTAATCACTTCTTCGAACCAGTACGGTACACCGAAACCCACACCGAATAAGTCAGTATCATACTCACCCAACATATAACGTACCGTAGAGTTTTCACGACTTAACACATTATTATCTACGAACGCAATCAGTTTTTTTGCGTAATGTTCTTTCGTGTATCGTGTATCTGTAAATGCTAACATGATGTTATTAACCTATAAAATCGTATAACAGGTATTGATATTAACCCTGCTGTAACTACACATCCGATGAATACCAACACAACCATTGTTTTACCCCTATGTCTGTATTAAATATGTCACGAATCGTGTCACTGTGTCAACATAAAATAATCAGCTTTGGGTGAATTGGTTTTGTGGCATAGGTTGTGCCATTTCGTACGCTTTGACTATCTCAGATACTATGGTCAGGTTTTTACTTTCATTACTGTTGTGTACAAATAACCGAGATTTTGCGGCATCACAGGGGATAACGTTGTTCACACGACCGTTTGTAAGCGATGGGTGTATTTCATACCCTAACACACTGAGTATTGCTCTACGCCTGTTATGTGATATTCTACGCTGAAGGTTAAGATTCATTAACAATTTGTCTAAATGTGTTGATGATATCCAACCACCACTAAACCCCATTTGACCCTGTTCTACCGCTTCCACTATCTCTTGCTCAACAGCACCCAACGAGTTTACTTGTGCCTCAATTGTGCTACTAGTATGTGGGGCAATTGAGCACTTACCGCCAGCAGTTACAGCAGGGTTAAAGTCTGTGGGTATGTCGTAGTGGTTTAAATAATAGTTTATGTTTGCATAACCACCATTGCGTAACCATGTGTATAATTCGGGGAAGTAATTACCATCCAACCCATCACGCTGGATATCCTCAGCGCTTTGTTGTGCTGTGTAAAACGGTGCGTACCGCCGTTCATTCGGTTCAATACGGAAACCGGTTTTAGGGTTCATGTTCAACATAAAATTAGCGCAACAACTACGTAGCTTTTGGCTTGATTGCATTGCCCGCATTGCTAGTTGATCATTGGATATCATTGGTTTTAGTATATTCATTACATCTTGTTTGTTGTCAGCAATCACGATGTCTTCGATGCCAATGAATATGTTTTCAAACAACCAGTCGTTGAACTTTTCAGTTATTTCACTTGCAAACGGCGCATGGTAATACTTTTTACCGATACAGAATGCAACACAACGAGTAAATAGTGTTTTACCGTTCCCCTGCACCCCTTGTATTACCGGTGACCATTGGAACTTATGCCCTTTATGTTGCACAACTGCCGCCATGTATGATGTCAATATGACTTGATCACGCTTGTTGGGTATCAGTTTATTCATGTGTTCAAAAAACCGGCTACAATCACCCTCCACTTGTTCTGTGTTAACTGCAATATAGGAATTCATATACACCGTTCCCTCATCACTGTATAACTTTCCTTCCGGTAAGTCTGGCCGTAATGATACAGCTTGTGCCATTTCATATCGTATGCCGGGTGATTCAGTGAACGCCTTGTACGCCTTATCCGTAGGTTTACTTTCACGTTCCTCACTCATCTGGAACATATACCCACCGTATGTAACGTTGAATTGTTCAGTTTTAAGCAGCGCGCCCGTTGGTGTAAACACTTGGTTAACGTCTTGTATGTAAACGCAACCATTAAAATGTTGTGCTTGCTTATCAAGCGACATGTATTGGAACCCTGTTGTAAAAATTGGACCATCGTTCAATACATTGTTAGTTTTCATGATAGGTGCCGGTTCAGCACGTGCAACTAGTTCAGTAGCGGGTAACTCTTTTTTATCAATCCAAAATCCCGCCATGGTAGCAGGTCCATGGTTGAGACATAGGGTGTCAATCATTGCTTGATCATCACCACACGAAAGTAGTTTTTCTTCGCGGATACTCTCGGCCCATAACACTTGTTCAGGTGATCCGTTGAGTTTAGGAACATCGAACGCGCTTTTAACACGTTCCTTGTTGCCACTAGTATAAACTACTGATTGTAATGATATCGCTCTAGTAATAGTGTCCTGTAGATACGTATCGTGCCAGTTCCATTTTTCACGTTTTAACGCTGACATCCACATCAGTTCCCATATGTGGTCACAATTACAACCACACCAGAACGCTAAGTGTTGAGCAAGTGCGGCGTCTGCTGTTGAGCGGTCATATGAGCAACTCTTACTTAATGGGGGGTACATAGTATCAAGTACCTCGACATTACATGTCCACAAGTCGTTAAAACTAGCAGCGGTACCAAATTTAACAGCGTTACTTGATGATGCTATTGCCTTTTCAAGTAGTTTTTTGTTATCACCCGGACTAGTCCACTCATCACGTGGTTTAGTGGTCCATGTAGCATTAAATAATACGTTAACCGGTGGGAAATAAGCGGCTACGATTGCTGACATAACAACACTACAATCAATGTCGGCTGATCCATGTGCTTGGGTACCGGTTAACGATATCATGCGACGTTCGGTGTACAACTCGATACCTAGGTCATTATGTTTGCAACTATGATCGGGGACAACACCTGAGCCAATGATATGTAAACCTGCACCAGAACACGACACTTCAACGGCTGCACCGTCTAACTTGTCACATAATGTTACTGCTGTTGGGGACCACTTGCCGTTGATCAAGCACCCATCTAGGTCTAATAAGAAAAACGGATCATTAACAGTAAGCAGAAAGGCCACACCGTAACTAGGACCACACATTGCGGCCTTGATAATCGCGTCGGCGCTCGTTGTTAAGTATTCCGGTTTATTATGCCAATCTGACCCCTTTGGCATGATCTGTAATGTGTAGGGGTTGATTGGTAGCTTGTCCGTTTTGCCGTCATCGCGTGGAACAATTTTATAAACTAGAAACTGTTTATACGTTGATAAAGGTGCTAACGCTGTTGGTAGTTCATCCACAAGATGGGAACATTAAACTAAGTATAAACCCTGCTAGGTTAACTATTCCGAAAATAAACCAGAATATTAAGCTACCTTCCGTACTCATTTGCATAACATTACCTTTGTCCTTAGTTTTAACGATAGTTTTTTAACACCATTGTCGTTGTGCTTAATAGCGTGGTAGATAATTGGTATTATTTCTCGTTTTATTGCTGCACGTAATACGGTACGTTTCAACTGTATCATCGTACCGAAATGGTAACTAACGAGCGATGATGATATTCCAGCCTCATTAGCTATGTATTGACGCTGAAGGTTATGCACACCAGTTTTCTCAGCTAGTTTCAATGCAGCAATCAATATATGTTCCCTACGCAATGCAGGGTTTGTGCGTGTCTTAATAACCTTATGGTTCAGCTTGCTTTCAATATTATCCTTTTTTAGCTCGTCAATAAATTCACAGAATGTACAACCCATCACATGCACCCATGAACCTTGGGCAATACCGGCCGCGTTACATAACTCACTACACGATAGGTTAATCAACCCATTTTTACGCACCATTCCTATTGCAATTTGTTTAACATTTTTCATAATTTGGATGCTCAAAATAAAATGGAAAATCACTAAAATATATATCTATAGTATCCATGTTGTAACATACGTAGCGTTTATTTTCTGCACAATGAAACCGTGCGTAAATTTCTTTAATTACTTGATCGATAGACTCAAACCCACTATCTACTGATTCACCAATAATACGACCTGCAATCCGATCATAAAGGGTGGCGTAAATAATCACAATGGTTTTCTATCTTTACAGTTTTTACCTAGTGGGTAACGATAGCGCGTGTATGTTTCAGAATCAGATGGGCTATCGGCTTTGATATACTTACCTGTTTCATTATTGAGAAAACCCCACCCATTAAATGTGCGTTTACTAGTAACAAATAATGTCCATGTATTAGGTTTAATCCAAGTGATTCGGTGCATATGTGTACTAGAGATAAAGTTAAACCATTTACATGATTCTTGCTCATTATCCAATAGTTCTTCATGGTACTTACCTGTTAAAATAATACTAAATGCCCAATACCATGGGTGGTCGTGTACATGTCTATCACCATCAGATGACAGGAAACGATGAATGAATATTTTATCAGTAATAAAGTACCGCTCTAGATATGGTTTGTCGTTTACCATAATGATACGACATGGGAAAAATCCGCTGATAAAATAAAGTATACAATTAATCATAATGAACCTACCTTGTTAGTGAATTTGGCATCGGCACCAAGTGATACCGCTTTGTTGATAAATGCTAATTGTGCTATTTCATGTTCAGTAGCCTTATAGTGCCAGTTTTCTGGTTTTGTTTCACGTGCTACAAATTGACCGATTATGCTACCCACCATTGAACGTGTTATTAACAGTGGACGAATACCAATCAAATCAGATGACTTAATTATTTTATTTTGTGCCTTACTTTCATTCGCTAAACCCCAACGTACGAACCCACCTTTGACAAGTTTACCCCCACCAACATTGTTGCGTAGTAGCCATATACCCTTTTCACTTGCTTCAAGCATCACCCTTGATGATACGGCCGCCTCACTCATCCCATCCGTTTCAATAGGGGGTTGATATACTATACCAAGCTCTCTACGCATTTCATTAATGGCATCGATTGACACACCCCATTTAATGGCCCACGCGGTCAAATTCATTTGATAACACCTCATTAATTTGTGTTGTTAATTTAAATAACTCTACTGTTTTTAGTGATTGCGCTGATAATACATCTACCCCAAATTTCCAATAGAATCGGCGGTAACTCTCAGCATCATCACGTTTTTTATGGCGTTGAAAACCACCCCACCAGCTTATCGATGCACGTAACGCTGCTAGTGCTTCTTGTTGCTCTTTATGACGTTTCAAATGTGAGTGTATATAGGGTGCTCGTTTAGCTTCCATATACGCCCGATATTCCACTAATGTCATATCAACATTCTCAACTTCACCCCTCATTCGGGCTAGTGTCAGTTCATCTAGTTCAGTTAAGTCACCGTCAACATGTTCGACACTAGCATAGCTAATGGGTATGTGTTCAAAGCCACAAAAAGGACAACTCTTGTGAATACGTTGATACACAGAATTACATTCTGGATTTAAACACCGTCGTGTTGGTATCACATCCGGGTCGGTAATACGCTGACTTACAGGCTTACGGTCTAGTGTATAAACTCGTTCCTCATCAGGTAGTCCATGTCCACCCAGCTCAGTGTTGATGTTGCCAACATGGTCAATGACGATAGCGTATGGCTTTTCGCTACAAGCTATGTAGTTTAGTCGCTCGTTGTCGGTGAAACTACCCCACCGTTTAGACAACCATTCACTTATCATCAATCGCAGTGCGCGCATAAATTGTTGGTGGTATAACCCATATGAATTAGTAGCACGACCGAGAATCACCACCTCTATTGCCGGTAAGTCAAACCCTTCACCAAACAAATCCACGTTAACGAGTACTAAAAGTTCACGTTTCTTAAACTTTGCTAATAATCTAATACGTTCAGCGGTTGGTGTTTTTGCCGTGATGACAGCAGCGGCCACACCATGGGCAACAAATTCACGTGCTGTTTTGTCTGCCTCATCGCAGTTAGGCAAGAAAACTACAGCTAGCTTATTTTTTGCTATGCGTAAATAATGTTCGACAATATTACCAACTATTGCACTATTGCGTGTTTCCTCATCAACAGCGTTTTTACTAAATTCTCCATTATTACCAACAGTGATATTTTTTCGATTAAAGTTCTCAGCATCAATTGAATGGATTCGGTAATCTGTTAAGTACCCCGCGTTTATTTGGTCGCGTGGGGATGGTCCGTTGAGAATAATATCATATAACCCATCATTATCACGACCTAAACCACGACCGTCAGCGCGTTCAAGGGTTGCTGTTGTACCTAGCCCATCAGCATCAGCGGGAAACATTAACGCGGCCTTACCCCATTTATTTGCACGTTGTAAATGATGGCACTCGTCAATACTCCATAACCTAACTGTTTTGGCCCACCCTGCTAATTCAGCTCTACGACGTATAAGGGTATCTACACCCGCTACCGCTATTCTAGATGATGGATCGTAAAAATTAGCACCAACGGTGTCCATATGGTTTTGTACCACTAGTTTAATGAGCGCACGTGGTCCGATAATACGATGATAAACACCATTGGCCGCCATAGCCGTGGACATTTGACACGTAAGCTCTTGACGGTGCGCAATCACACACATTGGTGCGTCTCGTTTTTCGAATATCTTTGCTGTTAGTACAGTCTTACCAGACCCACAAGCGTCGATTGACGCAATGTTACGAAAACCGTTATTCCAAGCAGTGTATATTGCCGTTTCTTTTAATAACTGAGGTGGCCTTAAGTCCATCCAAGTGCTTCGGCCGTCCATGGGTATTCTATCGACAATTCGTATTTTATTTTTTTGGCTATCAAACGTATCTCCTTTTGCGCGTGATCACTACATCGTTGTTCAAGAAAGTGTATCCAACTACGCAACGTGCCGTGCATTACTATAGTTGTTTGTGTACACAAAGGAAGCACGAAGCGGGCGCATTCCTTTGCTATACCTTCACGGACAAGTTTATCGTATAACCATTTGCTATGTCGTATATGGTTATTAATCTCATCATACAATTCACTATTTTGCGACAATACATCTGTGCTGCTTTGCCGGTTTTTTTCTGCCTGCATTCGTAACTCAATGGGTTCGAATTTTTCCGCTAAGGCATACCGTTGTGAATATTCTTGGAATGAAAACGATCTGTGTCGTAATAGTTGTGTACCTATAGCGCGACTGGTTTCAATTTCAAACGCACACGATACCATTTCAAACGGTGACCAATGTCCAGACTTAATTAAGTAGTTTAATAATTTAGGTGCTGTTTCATGGTTTGCGCGGTTTTCTGGTGATGAAACACGAGCGCATTCAATAAGGTATTCTTCAGGTTTCAAGTGGTTTGTAATTTCGATAGTAGCGGCTAATGTTGTAACTTTCATTTTTTCTCACTCCTAGTTGACAGTCACGACAATATAGCATATTATCGCTTGTGTCAACCATATGAGGATTAACAGAATGACAAAAGCTACGACATTACTTACTATCAGTTTCGCCGCTAATTATCACGCAATGACCGACGCATTAAGTGAGTTAGAGTTAATGCGCAACCTTTACCGCGAAGATGACTCAGACTATCAAGGTTTCAAATCTGAGGAACACATAGCGGTGGTTAGCAACGATGGAACAACACCAGCAGCGACAAGCAGCGACGAAACACCAGCAGCAGCAGCGACAAGCAGCGACGAAACACCAGCAGCAGCAGCGACAAGCAGCGATGATGTTAAAAAAGA